GCATTGCGTGATGCAAAACTTTCAAGAAAAGATGCGACCACCGCATCTTCAATTTTCAAACAAATTTTAGAATCTCGGGATGAGCCTAAAGTTATTTTTGAAAATACACCTATTCAGAGTGAATCCGATGCGGTGGTAAACCAAGAAGCAGAATTGCTTAAAGCTTTTGAGCAAAGAGAACTTCTTAAACATCTTAACAATCGTTTAAAAGGATAAATCATGGAAAAAATCATTGAAAAACTAGACGCTATAGAAGCGGCAAATTTAGCAAAGGTAGAAGAAGTAACTGCTACTGTTGATGCTAAACTTGCTGAAACTGTAGCTTCTTTTGATGAAAAAGTTGCGGCACTTGAAGCTAAAGTTGCTTCAATTAATGCACCTACAACAATTAAAACATACAAATCAATTTCGCAAGAAGTTAATCGTATGGTTAAAGGACAACTTGCTGAATTTATGAAAGGCAATGGTCGCGTAGAAAAAGAAATTAAAATGTTTGAAGATGCTGGTCAATATGACGCATACCTCAAAGAAGCTTCAACTCTAACAGGTTCAGGCGCTGGCATTGGTGGTAGAACTGCTTATGATCCAGTATTTGCGGCATTGCGTTTAGAAAATCCTATGCGCGGTGTATCTCGTTCTGTTGCTACTGACGCTTCTACATATCAATTTAGAGCTAAAACAGGTAATGCTGGCGCTGGTTGGGGTTATGGTATTGTTAATAATACTGCGGCTACAACTGAAGCAACTTCAATTTGGCAATTAAACTTAAAAGATTTGAATGTTCAATTCCCAATTAGAACTGCGGCTTTAGATGACATCGATGGTTTGGAATCTAATGTAGTTTCAGATATGTTAGCTGAATTTAGCCAACGCGAAGCTCAATCTATGATTATAAACAACGATCAAGGTGTGGCTAGTCCAACTGGCGGTGGTGGTTCTGACGGCTTACGCGGTCTTAATCAATATCCGGGCGCTAATGCTTCTTACACAGGCGGCACAACATCAGCTTCAGATTTTGGCTCATCAGGCACAGCATCAAGCGATGGTTTGCATGATCTAGCAACATACGATCAATTAACAACAAACGGAAACGCATTAACAAACAATGTAACTTATGAAGATGTTGTTAATTTTGTTTATGCATTACCACAAGCATATTGGACACCTAATGCTAAATTTGTTATTAACCCTGTAATGCTTTCAGCAATTCGTGGTTTAACAGATACACAAGGCAGACCAATTTATGTTGATGGTTTAGCACGCAATGATGGTATTGTAGGCTCATTACTAGGTTTTGATGTTGTAGTTAATACCTATGTAAATGCACCTTCTAAATATTCAGCATCGGCTGGAACTGATAGTTTATATCCAATGTATTTTGGTGATTTTACTAGAGGTCATACTATTGTTGATCGTTTAAACATGGTATTACGCCGTTATGATCAAACATTGCCAGGTTCTATTACTTTCTATGGCGAAAAACGATTAGCAACATCTATTGTTGATCCTTTTGCTTTAGTTCGTTACAGATCAACTGCAACTGCTGATCTATAGCATTAATGTAATACGGGGAAAAGGCGGTTTTATCGCCGCCTTTTTTTCTTAACTAATTAGGAATACAAATGAATACATCTGAAAAAATTTTAAATGGCATTAAACAGGCTTTAACTGAAGGTCAAGCCACAGTTAATTTTACTGATAATAATAAGACCAAAGATGTAGAAGAAGCATCAACGCTAACAGGATCAGGCTTAAATATTGGTGGTCGAGTTTATTTTGATGACGCTTTTGCCGCTTTAAGATATGCAAACCCATTTAGAATGGGAAGCCGTCAAGTTACATACACAGGATCAGCCGCTCAATTTGTGGCTAAAACAGGTAATGCCGCAGACGCAACAAACCCTTTTACATACCCTGTAACTCCTAATAGTGGTAGCCCAAATATTGCTACAACAATATGGCAATTGCCCACTAGAGTTATTACTGCACAATTACCAATTAGAACTGCCGTTATGGATGATATTAATGGCATCGATCCAGCTATTTCTAACGACTTAATGCTAGAGCTATCATCGCTAGAAGCACAGTCGATGGCTATTAACAACGATCAAGCAGGATCAACAACAACAACAACCGGTGGAACTAGCGGTTTGCGCGGTTTAGTTGTTTATAACACAAGCACTTCAGCCGCATCTTATGGCTCAAGTGGAACTGCTATAACTAATGGTATTCATACTATTTTAAAAGAAGAGTTTTCAGCTTCAGCAATCACTTATGACGATATTGTTAATGCGGCCAATTTATTGCCCGGTCAATATTGGGCATTACCTACAACTGCATGGCACTTACATCCTTCTTTAATTTCTCAATTAAGAAAATTAAAAGGATCGACAGGTGGCGCTCCAATGTTTGTTGAAACGGGAACGGAAGATGGTGGATCATTAGTTTATTTATTTGGATTCCCGGTAATTGTTAATCCTTATTTAGATGCTCCAGCCGCAGGTAAAATTTCAGGCGTGTTAGCAAATTGGGATCAATTCTTAACTATTGCTGATGCAGAGGAAATGAATATTAAACGCTTTGATCAAACTGCACCGGGCTTTATTACTTTATTTGCAGAAAAACGATTAGCATCAACTGTTAGAAATCCTTTTGCAGGCGTATTTTTAGTAGGGGTTTAATAATGAGCGACACGCTTGGGCAAGTGCCGTATGGAACTACTCGCAATCCGTTCAATTATGATAAATTTGAACAGATTAGTCGCGACTTAACTACAAACTGGTTAAGTATAGACGAAATAGCGCAACAGTTAAATTTAGGAACTGACGAATCGCAAGATACTTACTTGGAAAGTTTGGAACTAGCGGTTCGTATGCATATTGAAGATTATCTTGGTATGTCAATCTTTCCTACTGCATATAGAGTTTACTATGGCTTATCAGCTAATTTTTCAACGCCTGTTTATTTAGATTTACCAGTTACAAGTTATGTTGATAAGTTTAATAGCGGTAATTTAGCTATTAATAAAGTTGCTTATTACAATGGGAACACACCAAGCACTTTAACAACTATTGCTTCTAGTAGTTATTACTATGATTCGACAGGAAATAAAGTTGTTTTAAGTAGCGGTATTCCATCGGATGTAAGCACTTATAGAACAAGCCCTGTTATTGTTGAATATACACAAAATGCAAACTTTACACAGGCTTATCCTGTAATTAAGCAAGCTGGCTTATTATTATTTACGCATCTTTATAATAATAGATCAGAATCAGTTGCAAGTGGTTTGCAAAAGATTCCTTATGGAGTAGATTGTTTATTAAGACCTTATAAACCATTGGTAATGTAAATGGCAATAACAAAATTTGAAACAGTAGAAGTTAATGATTTGTCTTTTGCCACAAGTAGTTATGGTGAAACACAAACAACTAAAACGCTTAAATTTACAAGTAGGCCATTAATATCCGAAGTAAGAGCTAATGTGGCCACTTCAGAAAAATTTAGAATATATAGTGATTTGGTGCAAATGAAATTTAATTACACACCAAACACAAGGGATATAGTAGATAACGATAATTTATATTCGATAACTTATCAAAATGTTGATTGGCGAATAGCTGATTCTAGTATATCTAATGATAGAATGAGTGTAACTTTAATATGTTACTTTAATAAACCAAGTGTAGATGTATAGATGGCAACTCAACAAGATGTTAGGGAATATGCACAGGCAATACAGGCACAATTATCTAGTATAGTTACGCCTATACCTGTATATGCTAATTTTAATAGAAATTATGCAACGCAACCTAAATTTCTTACTTGGCAATTAAGAGATGTGCATCAACCAGTATATACTGGCAATATACAAAGTATTAAAGGCATAGATACACCTGTTTTTCAGATTAGTGTGTTTACACAAAATATGGCAGATGGTTTTGATACCGCTAACGATATTTTGCAATCACTACATGGCTATAGTGGAACTTTTGGTGGCGGCGGTCATAGTTTTAATGTTTCAAAAGCAGATGTAGTGTGGTTATATCATGGATACGACAATGAGATTGGGCTTCATAATATATTTATGGATTGCACCTTATACATACCAACATAAGAACTTTTTTAATTTTTTAATGTGAGGAAATAATTATGGCACTTCCAAATAAAGTTTTACCGGGTTTTAGCGCATCTCTATATTGCCAACCGGGTGCAACTCCAACTGTTTTAACAATAGCTGAATTATCAGATTGGACAGATGTTAATCCAATTGCGGTTGATGCTAATCTTTTGCCAGTAGAAGCTATTCCTGCTTTTGGCCAAGATGATGCAATGGCTAATTACAATGTTGCAGGCTCTCGTCAATCTGACAAGATTCCTACACAAGCCGCTCCAACATCAATGAGCATTACTGCGGCATGGAATCCTGCAGATACACAATTACTATTAATGAGAGATGATGCTGAAAATGGCACAATTGATAGAACTTTTGTAATTTTAGCAACTGATGGCACAAACTATGTTGCTTATGCATTTAATGGTCGCGTAGGTCAATTCCAAGTTGATCCTAACCCAACTGCTGAAGCTAAATGTATGTTTACAGTTCATCCGCGCGGCAACCAATACGGATGGTCTAACTCTTAATTAATTGAGGAAAAGAAATGACAACACAAGTTAAAACAACTGATGATCTATTAAGTTATTTGGTATCCCAAGCTGGTTCAGGTCAAAAGAACTGGTTTGGGTTTGCCCAACAACGATTAACAGGCATTGCTTTAGCCCATGATATTGCTAAAAATCATGCTGATAAATTAACGCCCGAACAAGCCGTTGATTACGCTATTAAACTTAATAATACGATTTATCAAAAAATAATTAAGGCGGAATAATGAGTGTCAAGTTTGCCGTCAATGGTTTAAAAGAAACTCTTGATGCATTTAAAGAATTTCAAGAGCAATTTGGCGACAAAGACGCAAAAAGCAAAGTATTAATACCAGCCGTTAGAGAAGCCATGAAACCTGTATTGGCTATGGCTAAAGCACTATCACCTAAAGACACAGGCGCATTGGATCGTTCTTTGTATATCACCGCAAGGCGACCTACTAGAAAAGATATGAAGTCAAGATATGTAACTCCAAAAGATTCTGTCATATCGCTTGTTTCATCTCGGCCAATTCCTAAAAAATTAAAACAACAATTTCACGCTCAATATGGCGATCTAAAAGGCAAAGAGTATAAAAAGGCTAAAAAAAAGTTTTATACTGAAGCTGGCGTTATGTTTGATGCTAGAGCAATAGCAAACGAATTTGGAACGGCTAATATGTCAGCCAAACCATTTATGCGTGTTTCATTAGAATCACAAGCTCAAGCCGTTGCAACAAAATTAGGTCTTATTATTAAACAAAAAATGGATTCTTATAAAGCAAAAAATTTAACAACATAAGGAAAAGATATGAGTAAATTAGGAAGTGCGCTCGGTAAAAAATACGAGGAAAATAGATTATCAGTATTAACTAGGTCGTTTGAATTAGGCGATCATACATTTAAAGTAAGAGTGCCAAGCGTATCTGAAATTGAAGCTATTTATAATTACTTTAAAAATCCTAATGAGGAAAAAGTTGAGATTGAGTATCAAAAAATGCTCAAAGAATTTGATGGCCTTAAAGAAAAAGAAGGCGTAGAAATAAAAGATAATGATATGGTTATTGATGGCAGATCAATGAGAGAAACCGCCAAGAATAAACATATATTGCAACATAGAATAGTTGAATATATTAAATTTCTAATACCTGAAACAGGATCATTAGAAGATATAACTTATGAAGATGTAGAAGCTGAATTTCCATTGTCAGTTCAAATGACATTAGTGGAAAAAATTAATGAGGTTATTAGCCCTGACTATAAAGACATAAAGTCAAAGTAGCAAGCTCGTTAAGAACTCAAGTTAGAGCGGCTATGGTCTTTAACGGGCATACAATACAAGATATAGACGCTTTAGATGAAGCAACCATGAATGAAATAACAGTCATGTATGCTGACGGGTTAATTGGAAATAGAAGCTTATTAACTATGCAAGGAACTCTTACATCGGGAGTTTTTAATTATTTAAGAGCAAGTAGTAGCCCGCCTTATACTCTAAAAAGCGTTTTGGGTAGTGCTTATGATTATATTTATGGAATAGAAAAAGCTGATCCTAGCAATTCTTTACTTTTATTTATGAGCCAAGCACCAAACTTTAAAATGGATAGATTTAAAGGTAAGTAATTATGGCAATTATTTCAAGATTAGCGGTTTTACTTGGGCTTGATGCTGGCGAGTTTAATGCCAATCTAGGCAAGGCTAAAGACAAAGTAGAAGGCTTTAGCACAGGCGCAAAAATATCTTTACTTGCGGTTGGAACTGCTTTTGCCGCTTCCGCTCGCGAAGCAATTAACTTTGCCGACAGAATAAATGATGTCGCTAAAGCTAATGAAATGTCCGTTCAATCTGTATTGCGGATGTCCAATGCTCTATCTCAAAATGGTGGTAATAGTGATGATGCTGGTAAACTTATGGCATCATTCGCAAATAAAGTTGATGAAGCCGCGCAAGGATCAGAAAAAGCACAAAAAGCATTTTTATCTATTGGCGTATCTTTAAAAGATTTAAGAACTCTTGCCCCTCAAGATTTATTTGAAAAAACTGTTAAATCATTAGCCGCAGTTGAAGATACTACTAGACGAAATGCTTTAGCTATGGATATGTTTGGCCGAGCTATTCGCGGTGTTGATATTAAAGGGCTGGCTGATGAATTTGAAAAAAGTAAAAATAAATTTGCAGAATCAGACGAAACATTTAAAAAAATAGGCGTTTCAGTTGATCGTTTAGACAAATTATTTTTTAATTTAAAAGTAAATTTAGCTGAAGCACTTGCGCCTGCTTTTGATGCGGCAACACAAGCAATGGAAAGGCACTTTGAAAAACAAGGTAAATTAGTTCAAAGATTTGCAGAGATTAGAAAAGAAGCAGGATGGTGGGCGGCATGGAAAGACAAAGAAGGTTTTCAAAAATATGTTGCTCCAAGTGAAAGAGAATTTGGATCAGTTCAAGGTGCTAATGTTCCCGGCATCATGTCAGGTATTGGTGGTGTAGCCGCACCTAAAAAAAATATTAGAGAGGTTACGGAAGCTAGAAATAAAGAAGCTGAAGCTGAAGCAAAACGATTGGCTGAAGCGGCAAAAAGGCAACAAGAATTTTATGAAAAAGAATTGCTTATTACTCAAGCAAAAGGTTTGAGATTACAAAAAGAACATGAATTAGCTTTTCTTACAGAGAATGAAAGAAAACTTCAATTAGAATTATTTGACATAGAACAAAAGCGTCAGCAATTAACTTTAGGCGATCAATTTGGTCGTAAGATGACTGAAGATCAAGCTAATAAATGGGCTGAAGCTGAAAAAGCTAGGGCTAAAGAAGCATATCAAATTGGTGAAGCTCAAAGAAGTTTTGAGTTTGGTTGGCAAAAAGCTTTTGCTACTTACGCAGATAACGCTTCCAATGCGGCTAAATTAGGTGAGCAAGCATTCGTATCTGTAACACAAAATCTTGAAACTGCATTAGAAAGATTTGTTGAAACAGGCAAATTAAGTTTTGGTGATTTAGCAAAAAGTATTATTGGTGATTTACTTAAAATACAATTAAAAGCTCAAGCTACATCTATATTTCAATCATCAGGTATTGGTAGTTTTTTTAGTGGTCTATTTGGCGGCGGTGGTGGCGGCGGTGGAAAAGCTTTTACAGGCGGAATTAAATTAAAAGGATTTGCTGATGGTGGTAATCCGCCAGTTGGAATGCCAAGTTTAGTTGGCGAGAGCGGCCCTGAATTATTTATTCCTAAAACCGCAGGCACTATTATTCCAAATAATCAATTAGGCTCTGCTATGGGCGGTGGCCCTCAAGTAGTGTATAATGGGCCTTATATTGCAAGCATGAGCGCTATTGATACGCAATCTGCAACACAATTTTTATCACGAAATAAACAAGCGGTATTTGCGGCTAATCAATCCGCTACAAGATCATTGCCACAATCGAGATCATAATTATGTCATTAAATACAATATTACAAGTTTCAGAATCAATTGCAATTAATGATCAAAAGCTTGTAGGTCAAGTTTTAAGTCGCAATCAGCGCATCTCAACTTCCGAACTTCTTACTGTTCAACCTTTTGAATTTACTATGAATCCTATGAAGTATTTGCTTTATAGTCAAAATAGGGATTTATTATCATCCTTGCGTGTAGCAGATAAAGCTACAGAACAATATCTTAATTTTACAAATATTGGTTGGCTTAATTATGTAGCTTATCAAGGCGATATGACATCAGGTCAAATAACGGCTTGCCAATGGCAAACTTCAAGTGCTAATAAAACACTTGTATTAGGTAGTTTGCCTAGTATATCTTCAACGGCTTATATTGTTAAAAAAGGCGATTTTTGCCAAGTAGGTCGATATGCTTATATTGCAACGGCTGATGTTCAAAGAGGTGGAAGCTCAACTGTTAATATTCCTGTTCACAGAAATCTAATTGATACTCTAGCAAGTGCAGTTGGCGCAGTTATTGGACAATATGGAACAACTATATCTTTAGGCGGTGGCACTTATACAGGCGTTACATTTCCTGTTATATTGCGCGAGTATCCTACTTATACATTAGTGCCTATGACTAATGATTCATTTATATCTTGGAATGGCCCTTTTGTAGCAATTGAAGATGTTCTATGAATGTAATAACTCCCGTAACTAATACTAACAATATAAGAATGGCAGACTTTGTTCGCGTTACTACGCGAGCTACTGTTATTGCTGGCAATCTTGTTATTGGTCAAACTTATACAGTTAGAACTACTGTTACAGGCGCAGGTGCGGTTACAGATTGGACATTAGTTGGCGCGGCCAATAATAACTATGGAACAGTATTTGTAGCCACAGGTATTGGATCAGGCACAGGAACAGTTTATGAAAGTGTTATTTATAGATTTGCTACAACACCAAGCGCATTAACTATAGCCGCAGTTGATAGCGAACCTTTTGACGCATTAGGTGGCCTAGTTAAAATTAATGATGTTCAAAGAGATATTAAATCAACCGCCAATGAAACAAGTATGACTATTGTGGGTATTGATACCGCTTTATTAGGTTGGACATTAGGCCATGAAATAAAAGGTTCTTATATTGAAATGTGGCATGGATTTTTTGATACTAATGGCGCATTAATAACAACAGGCGGCACAGGCGGTTTATATAAATTTTTTACGGGCTATGTAAATTCTTTTGCTATATCCGAACAATGGATGGAAGAGATAAGAATGTATGTGGGCGTTATAAATATAGCCGCATCAAGTATTCAAATTATTTTACAAAATAGAACTGCCGGTCGATATACCAATGATAACGCTTGGATGTATTGGAATCCAACGGACACTTCTATGGCAAGAGTTGGCTTTATAGAAACAATTAATTATTCTTTTGGCAAGGATGTATGATAAGACAAGCTACAAAATACGACAAAATACAATTACAAAATATGATGCGAATGTTTAGGGATGAAAGCCCAATAGAGCAATATAAAGATATTGATAATCCTGATTATTTTAATTCCATTATAGATAGTATTATTGCAGGTCGAGGTGTGATTTTTCTAAAAGATAATATAGGATTTATTATGGGCATTATTAGCCCTGTAGTATGGTGCGATAAAACTTTAGCATTATATGAATTAGCTTGGTATGTAAAACCTGAATATAGACATAAAACAGTTGGATATAAATTATTAAAAGCTTATATAGATAAAGCTAAAGAACTAAAAGATCAAGGCAGAATTAAATTATTTACGATGACTAAAATGACAACAAGCCCTGATATTAATTATGCAAGATTTGGATTTACTAAAATAGAAGAAAATTGGATGCAATGATTCGTTTTATATTAATATTTTTAATTTGGTTTTTATATTGCTCTGAAGCATTAGCGGCAGGTTCTATTATTGCCGCCGCTATTGGCCTTTCAGGATTTACTGCAACAGTTGTTGGGTTTGCAATTAATATGATTGCATCAACTATTGTATCTAGTCTTTTTGCGCCAAAACCACCAAGCGCAGGTAATTTTGAACAGGCTAATCAACCTAATCCTGGCAGTCGCCAACAACTTCCGCCTGCTGGCGATAATAAATTGCCAGTTGTTTATGGCAAAGCTTATGTAGGTGGCATTGTTACCGATATGTCTATTACGGCAGACAATCAAGACATATACTGGGTTATATCTTTATCTGAAGTAACAAACACAGAAACAGGTGGATCGCCTGATACTATTACTTTTGGAAATATATATTGGGGCGGTAAAAAAGTTAATTTTAATGTTAATGGATATTCTGTCGATTCATTAGAAGATGAATCAACTAGCGAAGTTCAAAATATAGCTGGATATATGGATATATATTTATATCGTAATGGCTCAAGCAATCCAACTAATAGTGGAATATCTGCAATAACTGTTATGCAATCAGCAGGATTAATTTATACATGGGATAGCACTAAATTAATGAGCAATTGTGCTTTTGCAATTATTCATCTTAAATATAATGCTGATCGTGCTTTAACTGCATTACAATCAACAAGGTTTGAAGTAACAAACTCAAGAATTGCTCCCGGCGATTGTTTCCTAGATTATTTTACTTCTACAAGATATGGTGCGGCTATTGCTACATCTCAAATTGATACTGCATCATTAACTGCTTTAAATACTTATTCAAATGCATCTTTTACTTATACGCCATATACAGGTGGAAGCTCAACTCAACCAAGATTTCAATTTAATGGCGTAATAGATACTAATCAAAAAATTATGCAAAACATTCAAGCAATGTCAGATTGTTGCGATTGTTTGGTTAAATATAATGAGATTACAGGCACTTGGGGCGTTATTACACAAACACCATCTTATACAATAGCAATGGCTTTAAGCGATAGTAATATTATTTCGCCTATACAAATAACACCAATAGATTTGGCAAATTCTTTTAATGTTATAGAAGTTAAATTTCCTGATGTATCAGAAAAAGATACATTTAATTCAGCAACATTTAATCTTCAAACTATTGCACCTCAATTATTATTTCCAAATGAGCCTGTTAATAAACAATCAGTTAATTTATATTTAACAAACAACAATGTAACGGCTCAATACCTTGCAAACAGAATGCTTGAAGCGGCAAGAGAAGATTTACAAGTTGTTTTAGAAATTACATATATTGGCATTCAATTAGAAGCTGGTGATATAGTAACAGTAACTAATACTAATTATGGATGGGCGGCTAAATTATTTAGGGTATCAAAAGTTATAGAAAAAATAGCAGACACAGGTGCAATTACGGCTGAATTAACTTTAATGGAATATAATCCACAAGTTTATGATGATCGCAATATAACTCAATTTACACCTGCACCCAATACAGGTATAGGATCACCTGTTACTTTTGGCACAATTCCCGTTCCTGTTATATCAGCTAATTATCCATCAGTTGATAATCCTTATTTTGATATAACTGTTACAAGCTCAAGCGCTGGTATAACGCAATATGCTGAAATTTGGTATTCAGCCTATCAATACCCAACAACTGCTCAACTTATATTTGCAGGCACTACGGCCATTCAATCTAATGGCAATCCTTATAGTCCTAATACTGCTATGCCAACTGTGCAACTTTATGGCATTTCAGCAGGTAATTGGTATTTTTTTAGTCGCATGGTTAATCAAATTGCAACAAGTGATTTTTCATTAGCATCAGCCGTTTTTCAATGGCGACCAAGAACATTTCAATATACTGAAAAATATCTTTCTGTAGCTTATGCTGACAATATTACTGGATCAAGCAACTTTAATTTTAGCCCTGCTAATAGACTTTATTATGGTCTTTTTAATACTGCATCATCAAGTCCATCTTCTAATCCTGCCGATTATAAATGGTATTTAGCTGATCCTGCTTTTGGAACTAATATTTACCTTGCTTATGCAAATAGACAAAGCCGTAAATTTAGTTTTGACACAGACTTTGCAGGTTACGCTGGCGCTACTGGTTCTTTTGTTCCTACTACTGCATTAAAATTTAATCCTAGAATATGGTCAGCTTTACCTGATGGAACAAATATTATTGATTTAGATCAAGCTACTGGACAAGTGATTGGCACAGGAACAACAACTATTGGCACAGGTCAAATTAAAGTTCAAAATACTAATACAGGGCAAGTCGTAGCTTCACTAGATCAATTTTTAGATTTTGGTGGCCCTTCTACTAAAACAGGAAGTGCCGCTACTTTAACGATTGATATTTATGGTCGAGTAGTAGGATTTACTGCTCCTGATGATTTTTTTATTACGATTGATAATTTTGATGCTACTTCAGGTCAAACTGTCTTTAGCGTTACTCGCGATGCTAATTATATTGTTGATCAATGTTTAGTATTTCAAAATGGTTGTTTATTATCTGAAACAGAATATACAGACGCATCAGCAAGCGTTACATTAAGCGTAGGTGCTACTTTAAATGATGTTGTATCAGTTATATCTATGCGCGCTAAATCTAGTGGCGTATTTTATGATAATACTCATTTAACTGTGGATAGTGTATCAGGTGCGGATGTAGTTTGGGATAGTGCAACTATGCCTTATCAAGCTATTTTGGTTGGAAGTAAAATGACTTTTGCCAATACAGGCACTCCAACTCAATATACTGTATCAAGCGTTAATTACTTAACGCGAACTATTACCTTTACAACAACTGTAACAAGTGTTGTAGCTGGCGACAATATTTATAATTATCGTGCTACAAATGCTTCTTATCCTGCTTTTACAAGGTGGGAAGAAGATTTAACTTCAGCTTCTAGTTTTACCCCTACATTATGGGAATTTCAATCAGGGTATGAATTTTTATTTATAAATGGAACTGTTTTAAATGAGCAAGATTTTGATATAGCAGGAAATGTATTAGGCAATTTTCCATCAACAACAACTGGCAAATTAATTAATATTCAATTTAGTGGTAATAATTTAACAACTCCTACAGGAACACCTGTTAATGTATTAACTTTTAGCGTAGCAGGACAAACTAATTATTCATTTAATTTTGGTGCTAACGCTTTCAATTTATACGCAAATGGGTTATTATTAGAAGAATCTGTTGATTATACTACTTCCACAGGTGTATGGAGTTTAACAACTGCATATACAACAACTTCAGTCGTATTTATTCAACAAACATTTGCGTCCGCAGGTGCGGCATAAGGGGAAAAAATGACACAAGCTTTTAATTTAAGCCAATTGGCTAATAAAGTAAATACATCAGGTCAGCTTGATGTGGCCACAGGTGTTACAGGCATTCAAGCGGTTGCTAATGGTGGCACAGGGGCGGCAACTTTAACTGCTAATAATGTTCTTTTAGGTAACGGCACAAGCGCCATTCAAGTAGTAGCTCCTGGATCAAATGGTAATATATTAACTTCAAACGGATCAACTTGGATATCATCCACGCCAGCAGGTGGCGGTGTTACTTCTCTTAATGGTCAAACAGGTGCAATTACTAATACTACATTATATGCTATTGGTAGTTATATTACAGGTAGACCACAAGATAGAACAAGTTATGACGTTAATACTACTATTGCTGGAAGCAGTTTATATGCAACAGGCACATCCATTTATAGAGCCAACACCACTTGGAATGTAGCGGCAAATGGAACTGTAGCCGTTACTTTAATAAATACAGGAACTTGGAGATGTATGTCAAGTGCAAATGCTGATAATACTGGTAGCGTGGCTTCTTCAGGTCTTTGGGTAAGAATATCTTAAAGGAAAATATATGAATTATACAAATGTAAAAAACCCTATTTGGGCTAACGCAGAACACACAGTTATTAACTGTGAAGTAGACTTTGATGACTTAAAAGAAAAATTTGTGCCATTTAGTGCTAATCCTTTAGATACAAGCAACCCAGCATCTAAACAAATATTTGACCAATGTGTAGCGGGTAATTATGGTGTAGTAGCTGAATATGTGCCACCACCACCTTATGTTCCTACTGCTCAAGATAATAAAGTTACTGCGGTTAATTTGCTAACACAAACTGATTGGACAACAATTCCTGATGTTGCTGATCCAGCATTAAGTAATCCATATTTAACTAATCAAGCAGAGTTTATTACATTTAGAAATCAAGTAAGAGTTATAGCTATAAACCCTGTAGCTGGAGATGTAAATTTTCCAACAACTCCTACTGCAATTTGGTCGAGTTAAATTATAATTATAAAAACAAGATAAGACCATCGCATTGCGTCAGAGAGATGCTTGCGTTATTAACCTTGTAAGGAAAAAAAATGGCGATCTTTAATAAAAATACCCTTCAACAAGTGTCGGGCTTTGATAATGAAATTATTGCAGGCGAACTTGTATATAATCAAAAAACATATTGGAATTTAGCATTTAAAAGCAATGGAACGCCAGTTGATTTAACTGGAGTTACTATTAATGCTCAAATTATTCGTAGGCAATTATCTAATATTCGTGATTCTCGTTATGGGCTTACTTTTGATATTGCAGATTATAGCCCACCACCATCCCCTGTTTCATTAACTATATCTAATCGTGTTGATGCCGCAGGCTCATTTACTTTAGAAATAGACGAATCCACATGGTCAGTTATTTCTACTGACGCACAATTAGATATTAATGCTGATCCTTGCGTAGGTTTTTCAGGTAGAATTAAAATTTCATTTCCAGCGAGTGGCTCAACTCCAGCGCAAGATATGATTATATTTTTATTATTTTTAGTGCGATCAGACGGAGTGGTAAACTAACATGGCTAATTATCAAATAGATGTTGTTGATTCAAATAATTTAACAGTTGAGCTTACTACTGCTGGTCAATCAGGATATAGTGGTTTATCAGGTTTTTCAGGATTTTCAGGTTATAGTGGCGCAGGCGGTAGTGGAGCTAGCGGCTTTAGCGGCTATAGTGGTTTTAGCGGTGCTACAGGCCCACAAGGTATATCAGGCTTTAGTGGATATAGTGGTCAGGATGGTCAGTCAGGTTATAGTGGTCAATCAGGCTATAGTGGTCAATCAGGATTTAGCGGATATTCAGGATCAGGTATAAGTGGTTATAGTGGAGCTACAGGCCCTCAAGGCATAAGTGGCTTTAGTGGCGCACAAGGAATTAGTGGCTTTAGTGGCTATTCAGGTCAAAATGGCGCTAGTGGTATATCAGGTTATTCAGGTTTTAGCGGATCAGGCGTAAGCGGATATAGCGGATATTCAGGCGTAAATGGTTTAAGTGGTTATTCGGGTTTAGACGGCGCTAGTGGCTATAGTGGTTTTAGTGGATTTAGTGGCCAAATTGGCGCATCCGGTATATCAGGCTTTAGTGGTTTTTCAGGCGAAGTTGGTGCGCAAGGCTTTAGCGGATTAAGTGGTTATTCCGGCGCGTCAGGCATATCAGGTTTTAGTGGATATTCAGGAATAAATGGTTTAAGCGGATATTCAGGTCAAGATGGCCAATCAGGATATTCAGGCTATAGCGGTTTTAGCGGTGAAGTTGGTTTGTCAGGATTTAGTGGCTATAGCGGTTTTAGCGGACAAGTAGGTCAATCAGGTTTTTCAGGATTTAGCGGTGCGTCAGGCTATTCAGGCATTAGCGGATTTAGCGGAACTCCCGGCTCATCATCAAGCTTTTTTGAATACAATGCAAATACAACTGCAACATCAGGTTATCCGGGAAATGGATATTTAACTTGGAACAATGCAACTCAAATAAGTGCAACGGCAATTAGTGTTTCACATCTTACTCAAAATAATGATGATGTTGATATTTATTTGGCATTACTAAAAGAAACCGAACAATTTGTTATTCAAGATAGAACTTCAAGCTCTAATTCTCAAACTTGGGAAATTAATGGAACGCCTATTCATTATAATGCAGGCACTTCTACTTCTTATTGGGAATACCCTGTTAATTTAATTTCAAGTGTAGGCACAGGCACTACAGGTTTTTCTAATAATCATGATTTAATATTTGCTCTTGTTAATGGTGTATCAGGCTTTAGTGGCTATAGTGGTTTTAGTGGTTATAGTGGTTTTAGCGGAGCGTCAGGCATTAGCGGATTTAGCGGTTATTCGGGACAGGTTGGCGCTCAAGGTTTAAGTGGTTATAGCGGCTATAGTGGTTATAGTGGCGAACAAGGTTTAAGCGGATTTAGTGGCATTAATGGCGCTTCAGGTATATCCGGTTTTAGCGGTGCTGATGGAGCTAGTGGATATAGTGGTTTTTCAGGCTATTCAGGTGCGGAAGGTATAAGCGGATTTAGCGGCTATAGTGGATGGAGTGGCGAAATTGGCGCTCCCGGCTTGTCAGGATATTCAGGTTATTCCGGCTATAGTGGCGAACAAGGTTTGTCAGGTTATAGTGGCATCAATGGCGCGTCAGGTATATCAGGCTTTAGTGGAGCTGAAGGCGCAAGTGGCATTTCAGGTTATTCAGGCTATTCAGGTTCGGGCGTGTCAGGCTATAGTGGTTATAGTGGCTATAGTGGCATTAACGCAACTAGCACCGCAAGAGTTGTAACTGATTTCACACCTACTGCCGGGCAAACTGTATTTAATGTTTCATATACTGTTGGTTATTTAGATGTATATCGAAATGGTGCTAAATTAGCTGATGCTGATGTAGTGGCTACTAATGGCACATCATTTACTATTAGCCCTTGCACAGTAACCGATGTTGTTCAAGCTATTGCTTACACAGGTATTAATATTGGCGTGTCAGGTTTTAGCGGTTTTTCAGGTTATTCAGGCTTTAGCGGAATTAGTGGTTATAGCGGATTTAGTGGAGCTGAAGGAATTTCAGGATATAGTGGTCAAGTGGGAATATCAGGCTATTCAGGCTATAGCGGATATTCAGGCGCAGTTGGAATAAGCGGATTTTCAGGCCAAAATGGCGCTAGTGGTTTTAGTGGTATATCAGGCTATTCAGGCTATTCAGGCGTATCAACAGGATCATTAACTTACGATACATTTACATCAACTGCATCGCAAACTACATTTTCGACAAGCTTAAATTATGTTTCAGGTAAAATTGATGTATATTTACAAGGCGTTAGAATGAGAAATGGAAGCGATGTAACTGTAACTTCAGGCAATCAAATAGTTTTTGCAACTGCTTTAAGTTCGGGACAATTAGTGGATGCCGTATATCCAGCCGCATAAAGGACATTAATGGATAAGACAAAACAAGATGCTTTAGCGTATGCTAAACAATATGATGATCAATTATATAGATATTTATTATCTAACAATTATGAGCGAGCGGTTTTTCTAAAAGGCGATCCTGTCTATCCTAGAGAAGCCACTCGTTATCTTTGGGCTAACCGCCATCTTCTTGGTAAAAATATACTTGAAATAGGATGTTCTACAGGATACGGATCACAGTTCCTTCCTAATGACATTAATTACATGGGATTAGATTATGATCCTATTATTATTCAAGTAGCACAAGAACAACAATGGAATGAAAACATATCTTTTGCTTATGCAGACATTAATACTTTTCCCTTAAAACAATACGACACTATTATTGCTTTTGAAATTATTGAGCATATTGATAATGGATTAAAAATAGCACAAAAATTAAAACAACATTGCAGACGACTTTTATTGACCACTCCACATAATGAGCCTGTAGGATTTTGGGGCGAACACCATAAGCTTCATGGCTTAAATGAATCACACTTTTCCGACTTTAAATTTAATTACATTAATGAGCATGGTTACATTGCAGAACAACCACAAACTATTAATGATAAAAATAGATGTAACCTTATGATTATGAGGTGGGATCATGGCTAGTGTTTTATGTTCGGTGGCGACAAGAGGTCGATACAATTCAACACTTCCAATAGTGATCAATGCTATTGCCAATCAAACAAAGCTTCCTGACAAATTAATTATATTTGATGATAATGATGCGCCTGAAGATATGCGTAATAACTTTATTTATCAACATTTATTTAGTATCTTGCAACATAAAGGCATTAAATGGGAATGGATATATGCCCCTAAAAAAGGCCAACATCATATTCATCAAATGGCAAATACTATGGGCTATGATTGGGTTTGGCGCGTGGATGATGATGCCATACCCGAACCTAATGTATTAGAAACATTATATAGTTACAGTTATGATGAGGTTGGAGCTATAGGTGGCGCAATATTAACTTTGCCTTTTAATCCTGATACTTCTAAATGCACAGGCAAAATAGAAGATATTGATCGAGAACCTAATATTCAATGGGCGGAAATAAAAGAAACAAAAGAAGTTGAGCATTTACATTGCTCTTTTCTCTATCGCGCCGGCATCCATGATTACAATTTAGGTTTGTCAAGAGTAGCACATAGAGAGGAAACATTATTTACTTATGGCCTACATCAAAAAGGCTATAAACTTTTAGTTGTTCCTGATGCAACTACATGGCATCTTAAAAACCCACAAGGCGGCATTAGATCAGAAAATAATGAGCAACTATATAAACATGATGAATTAATTTTTAGAAATACTTTAGCTTATAAAGATAAAAAAATTGTAGTTTTAAATGTGGGCATGGGCGATCATATTGTATTTAAGCGTGTAATGCCGCACATTACAAATGCAGAAATATTTACTTGTTATCCTGAAATTATTCCCGGCAGACCTATTGCTGAAGCTCAAGCTTTATTTGGCGATGTGGATCAATGGAGCATTTATAAAAAGATGGCTGAATGGAAATGGACTGATAGCTTGGAAAATGCTTATAAGAAGTTATATCTATGATTATTATTAGCCCATATTCTAAAAGTTTAAGAAATGGTAAGGCTAATCCTAAAAACTATCCTTACTGGAAGGAACTTATTAGACTAATCGATAAGCCAATAGTTCAAGTAGGCATAGAAGGTGAAGAACAATTGGTTGATGACTTTAGAAAAAACTTATCACTAGATGAGCTTGGAAGCCTTGTCGATCAATGCAGAACATGGATAAGTTGCGATTCTTTTTTTCAACATTTTTGTTGGGACAGACAAAAATATGGTATAGTTCTATGGTCTGTTTCTGATCCTCTAATATTTGGGCATCCCAAAAATATTAATCTTTTAAAGGATCGGAACAATTTGGTTCAAAACCAATTCCTATGGTGGGAACATACAGAACATGATGCAGATAAATTTGTTAGTCCTGAAATAGTGATAGAAAGTTTAAATGCAAACTTCCCATGAAACCATTGATGACATATTCGATTTTCTACAAAATAAAACAATCAAAGATGTTGGCTCTGATTACTACGATAATAAAAATTATTTGGTTATTTTATTATCTGATGGTTCTCTCTGTTATATATCTTCTAGCGGCGATTTGTTTATGGCTCTCGAGCGCCATCTCATTAATTAGTAGAAAGAAATAATATGGATATGCAAGAACACACGAAACATATATTAGATACAGTTTCGGGAATTACAGTTTTAGGAACTGTCATGAAATTTTTACCGGCTATTGCCGCATTATTATCAATAATTTGGTATTGCATAAGGATTTTTGAATGGGCGCGTTCTAAATTTAAAAAATAAAATAATGCCCTTAAAAGATAAAAGCAAAACAAAAGATTATTTAAGGGCTTGGAAAGACAAGAACCGAGAAAAAAATCTTTATCAGTTAGCTCGACATCGTGCTTTAAAAAAAGGCATTGAATTCAATATAGAAATATCCGATATAATTATTCCTGAAATATGTCCCATTTTGGGACTTCCTATTAAAAAAGCTATTGATGGTAATCGAGATTTAAGCCCTAGCCTTGATCGTATTGATAATGATAAAGGTTACATTAAAGGCAATATTCAGGTAATATCTTTTAAAGCTAATGCTATGAAGCTTACTGCTGATAAATCAGAATTAATTAACTTTGCTAATTGGGTAAAAAAAATTTATGAGTAAATATAGTGAAGCCGGAAAAGGATCAACTAATAAACTTAAACAAAAAAGTTTGTATGATGAAAATTACGAAAAAATTTGGGGCAATAAAAAGAATAAGTTTTATGAGGAACGCTATTATGATTCTGATGAAACAACTTCATGGGATCAAGATAAGGTTGATATGATTGGTCTTAATAACAATACTGGCGATCATTATATAAAATGACTATTTACTTTAGGACTAAAAGAAGTCCTACTGGAAAGCTTTTATTAAGGCGTTGGATACCAATGCGCCGAGTTGATAAATACGCTAGGATTGAAAAGAAATTTAAAACTTATCGCCGCAAATGGTGGTGGGATGAATATAGATATAATTTAAGATATGGATTGTAAAATATACTTTACATCCGTTTTCACTCAAATCATTGATTTATATAGAAAAGAATGAAAACAATATTTAATAATTGCATGAAATTTTAATAATTAAATGCAAAAAAGTAATATATACAAAATATATACTTTTTTCGACATATTAACTATTTAAGTAGTTAATATAAACATATTTAGCGCTTATTAACTATTAAAATGTATTATATATTACACACTATACACACGATAAAAAAGGGGCATGAAGCCCCTTAATTATTGGTAAATACCGATTTTCTGAAGAACGCTATTCACCTATAAAAAGTTATATTTTTGTATAACTTATTTATTCATTACATACATAGTTACTTCAAAACCAAAACGCATTTCTTGAGCTGATGGTGTAGTCCACATAATAAACTCCTTAATTAAAAAAATACTGCAATTTCATTATGGGCTACATTGTGGCTCATGCCATCAGTAAAATCATTAAAATGGTAAGTCAGTTTTATCAGTTCCATGTATTGAAGTTACATCAGCTTTTGGTTGCGGTTCTCTCATTGTTACCCAGCCGTCAAAATTGACAGGGATAGATTCTAAAAGCAAAGAAGTTCCGCCTGATTTATTGCTCATTGCCACGCCTACTTTAGTCCAGCGAGCTTTAGTTTCGCCGTTAGCGTTAGTGTATTCGCCTGTTTTAGCGATTAAATCATGGGTTATTGCCATTTTGTATTTCCTTTAAGTTATTAACGATAGTTTCTATTTCAGATAAAAACGCGATCACCGCAGTTTCCATTGTTTTAATATATTTATCATCCCGATAAATACGCTTTACGAACCCTTGTAAATGATCCGGCATATCAGGATCAAAAGATACAAGATCGCAAAATTCTCTTTTTTCATTCCTATTAGAGCCGGGAACGCAGGCCAATTGCCACATAACCTGATCGTAATACTGATCTAACTGTTTGCCACCCGTAAGGATGTTGTCCAAGTGGTTTTCGGGATTGGGTATTTTGATTTCGATTAAAGAATTAGTAGCATCAACTAGGCCATCCGGTGAACATTGGCCACCTTCAATAGTAGGATGTTTAACAATGGCTACTTGATCAACAAAAGTATTATATTTAACTTCATACCATGCTCTAGCCATTGGTTCTAAATCTATTCCTCGTTGCATTGCAGGTGTTTTATAAGTTTCTAATTTTTTACCTGTTAGCCTTTCCCTAATTAATTCATTTTTATATTTACGGCGAGTTAAAGATTCAGCACCGCCGCGACCTTCAGTAAGCAGATCAGCTATGCGTGATCCACCTATGCGGCCAATTCTCAAAGCCATCCATTCGGAACTGCCCTGCTCAATACCCCTAATAATTCTTTCCATGTAAGTTCCTATTTAAGTGGTTTATTTAATTTTTTAGTTAATGGTGCTAATAGGTATTTATCACCCATTGCTCTTTTTAAGGCTTCTATTCTTGTTTTACGGGCTTCTAGTGCCATTAATTCTCTAGCCGAATAGGATAACTCCACTCCGTAAAAACTACTGTTTTTTGTGCCTGTAATCATAGCTCTGCCTTTCTTTTATCTTTAGCTTCAATAACCATTTTAGATAAAGTGCGATCATTCTTAACTTCACCCATAACAAAATTATAGTTAGCCTGTAACTCTTCCAATGTTTGACTATGGTTAATTTTTTGAAGATAATCTGCGGCATTAAGGGCGGCAGATTGGCCATCATCATCCGTATCAGAATAAAGGCTTAAAAATGCAGATAAACTATAACGGCGAATGTAAGAAACTGCGCTACCTAATCCTTGCGCATCTTGTTTTTGCAAAGGGCAGACGGCAGTATCTTCAATCCATTCCCCCGAACTATGAATTAAACGAGTAGTTAAATGTAGTTTTCCGTCATCGGATGGACTTAACGACTGAAGTATTGCAATATTATTGTTGTTTAATGGCGCTTTAACCGCATCAATAACTGAATTGATGTTAGCGTATTTAGATTTGTAATGAGGATTGGTAGAATCTTTAACGGCAAATTTAATTTCTTTTTGCGCCGACACTAAAGCTTCAGCAATCTGTTTGATGCTTTCCGATGTTTTCATCTTGTCTTATCCTTATAAAAGTTTCGTTAAATAATACTTTCAATTGTAGCATCATAGATTCGTTTAGCCCAACGATTAGTTTCATGGTTATTAAAAACATATTTAGCCATGTCTTTAATAGCTTTATCAAACTCATCCCGGATACGGCCTAATTCATCATCTTTAATGTCAAATAATATGTTATGAATTTTACTAATAAATGGAGCTGAATCTTCAGCATCAGCGTAAAGTTCACCCCAATTTTTACATTGAAAAGTTAGGTAATATTCAATAAGTTCTTGCATATTCCTAATTTGATCATCATCGCCATAAAAATCAGGATCAGGATGGTGTAAAGCTTGTATATGAATTTTATCTTTAATTAAAATTTCTTCAGCCATATCAGCCCCCGTAAGTGATTGATTTGTCGTCATATTATACGCCTTTCAAGAATTTGTCTAGTAAAGGATACAATACATATAACCACAAGCCAAAATACGCATATATGGCAATTGTATAAACAATTAACTTCTTATTTTGTGTTGTCATTTTATTCCCCTATTTCAGATTTATAAGGATCAATTTGCGTTTGAACATACTCATAATTACCGCTTTGCGAATTATGCTTGAGTTTTGAATTTGGTGCAACAAACTCGTATTTGTCGGCAGTCCAATTGTATTTAAGCTTGGCTTCTTTAGGTGCGTAATTATATTTATCTTCAACCCAATTGTATCGAAGTTTAGGTGATTCACCCCCGACCGCTATGATCGGGAGTGCGATTAATAGTGCGGTTAATAATTTTTTCATACCGCACCCCTAATTATTTGACCTGTGATTACATCAACAACTGTTTCACTTAAATCAAAGTTTGCATTTATTTCGCAAAGCTCTTCCTCTGAATAGCCAATTTTTTGACGCATTGCAATATATTGTTTTAAAAATGCATCATCTTCTTGGGATTTTGTTGCAAGGCTAGTTGTAAGTGTTTGTTCTGAAATTTTGCCATCAAGATAAGCTAATTCGAGAATATCGCGTGGTGGGACAGAGTTATTAGAATTCCAACGAATAACGCCATTAGCGTCAGTATGATGCTCATACTTATCAAGTTTGGCTACGAATCTAAAGTCTTTTGTTTGAATTTGCATTTTAGTTTCCTTAAAAGTTTCGTTAATAAAAATGTGTTGCTAGGTGTTATTATGCCTATATTAAAATTAAATACAACTATTTTTTAAATATTTTATGAAAAATAATGAACACTTGGCACAGTCTTTGCTTATACGATGGTTTAGGTTTCAATATCCATTAATGGCAAAATGCCTGTTTGCTATACCAAATGGGGGCGCAAGGCATATAGGAACGGCTATAAAATTAAAGGCTGAAGGGGTTACGGCAGGCGTTTCAGACCTATTTCTTATGATCCCGGCCAATGGCCTACATGGTCTATTTATTGAGATGAAAAAGGATAAAAGTGCAAAATTACAACAGAATCAAGAGCAGTTTTTAAACCTAGCAGAATCAATGGGTTATGGTGCGGAAGTGGCCTATGGGTTTGAGGAAGGCCAAAAAATAATCCAAAAATACTTGCAAGATAAATAAATTTCGGTTTATAGTGCGAAAAGCGTTACAAGATAAGAGAAAGGGAATGAATGCATTATTACCAATACAATATTGCGGATTACCGCAAGGATACAACTCATTTATCATTGCTTGAACATGGGTGCTATCGACAGTTATTAGATCAGTATTATCTTGATGAAAAGCCGCTTCCGGCTGATGAAGATAAACTTTTTAGATTATTTAATGCGAGGACTGAAGATGAAAAACAAGCTATGCGAAATGTTCTTATGGACTTTTGGACTAAAACTGAAGGCGGTTATGTTCAAGGAAGGTCAGATCGTGAGATACAAACTTATAAAGAAAGACTTGAAACTGCTAGTAAGGCAGGTCGTTTAAGCGCTGAAAAACGGGCGAATTCCAACGGGCGTTCAACGGGCGTTGAAATAAAATCAACGGGCGTTCAACTAACCACTAACCATAAACCAATAACCAATAACTTAATAACCAATAACCAATACATCTCTAAAGACTTTGAAATATTTTGGCAGGCATTTCCTAAAAAGAAAAAAAAGGAAGATGCTAGAAAAGCTTGGAATACGATAAGACCTAATATAGAAGTTGTTCTTAAAGCATTAGAATGGCAGAAACAATCGCCTGAATGGTTTAAGCAGGGTGGACAATTCATTCCTTATCCGGCTTCATGGATACGATCCCATTCTTGGGAAGATGAAAAGTCCGTATCAGTAACATTTTAGGAAAGACAATGCTTAATGAAATATTATGTTTATCAGCACTTATGTGGGGTGAAGCAAGGGGTGAAGGCAATATTGGCATGGTTGCAACTGCTTATACTGCGATTAACCGCAAAGCCGATCCAAATTATCCGAAAACTATTTGTGCAATAATTAAGCAACCCAAGCAATATCAATTTATTGATTATGGGATGCCTACAAAAACGCAGATAGCTTATTTAGAACCGCTTGCAAAAGCGATTTTAGAAAAAAGGATAGATGATCCAACAAGGGGCGCAAAATGGTTTCATACAAAAAATATAAAACCATATTGGGCTAAAGATAAAGTGGTTAAGTTAGCACATAACAATCACATTTTTTATTAAACAAGAAAGACAAGATATGACAATGAATAATTTAGAAACTTGGGTTCGTCAGTTAAATGGCGAACTCAATGTTCAAGAAATAGCGAAAACCGCAGTTTCGCCAAAAGAAGATATAGTTGCGCCATATTCTGTATTTTTAAGAATGTATGACAAAGTAGGTTTATTAGCGGCCACAAATAAAAGACGATGGGCAAAATGTAATGTGGAATTTGTATTTGATGGCAATAGTCGTAAGCTAAAAGATGTTAGGTTAATTAATCAGGATAATGAAGATGGAAACTAAAGCTTATCTTATAGAGGAATACAATAAAAATGGCGACCTTGTTTGGAAAATGATTTCATTTTTTGAACCTGATTCAATTCAATGGATGAAAGACATTCGCGGTAAAAGTCATAATTTAGTTATAAGTGAGCTTGGAGTGAAAAATTCTAAAACTATTAATGGTATTGAGAAAAAATATGACAGTAGCAAATTTGTGGTTGGCCATTAAGATTGTTGGTTTTATTTTGTGGTTGGTTATATTCTTGGTTATTTCTCTCGTCTTATATTTTTTATGGGAAGAGTTTAATGGAAAAGATTATTAATATTGCAATTAAAATATTAATTATTGGCGGCTTATTTGGATTGTTATTAGGATTATCATTGACAATATATTGGTTATTTTTATGATTGCAACTATGGAAGTATTATTTAGATATTTAGTATTTGATGATGTGGGCGAACCTATCATGCGCTTTAGGACAAAACATGAAGCTGAATGTTATGTATTACATAGACCGAATCATAAAATACAACGCTTGCCACCTCAACCAAAAGAAAATGTATTTGATTTAATAAAAGACGAGCCACCATTTTGAGCCACACACTAATTATTATTACAGGTTTAATTTATGCTTACATTAGTGCAGAACAATTTTATCTTGGGAACAATGGCATGAGTATTTGTTATTTTGGATATGCGCTTGGAAATGTTGGTTTATATATGATGGCTAAATAAGGAATTAATATGATTGAACAAGATAAGATAGGATTTAAATCTATGATGGACACAGTTACATCGCTTTATCAAAAACCCAATTTAGATATAGATACATTGAGAGTTTGGTTTCATAAACTTGATAAGTATGAATTTAATGTAGTTACAAAAGCTTTTGATAAATGGGTTGATAATAATAAATTTATGCCGACTGTTTTTGACATTTTACAGCTCTGCCGGGAAAAGCCTGTTGAGTTTGTGCAATTGCAAGCACCTAAACTAAACAATCAGCAAAACAAGGCACACGCAGATAAATTATTAGCAATCGCGCATGAAAGAATGCCTATAGAAGATAAAAAGATAAAAGATATGCGAGCATGGGCGCATCGTATTATTGCTAATCCTAAAAATTATCCTGCTATATCTCTAAAGACTGCTAAAGAAGCTATTCGTGCAAAATAAATGGAAAAAGGTAAGTGAATATTGCATTGAACGCAATAATTATTATATTTCTCGATACAATCTTGCTGATGGCGCAAATAGATACATACTATGGGATGGGAATAAGATACTTAAAATACACGATAACGCAAAGGTGCTGAAAGATGAAACAGAAAGATTGGATAGTAACGCCACACAATATCAAACAACTGATGATTTATTTGGAAGAGCTAATCAAAGATGGCAAACTGCCACAAGTTACAATCAAAGAAAAGGCTGACAGTAAAAGATCGCTTGAAGCCAATAAATTTTTATGGGGCAGGCTTTATAAAAGCATATCTAATTTTACGGGCTATTTACCAATGGAAGTCCATTTACTATGTGGCCATCTCTTCTTATCTGAACAGAAAACTATTAACGGAATTCAAGTTCCCTATGTTCGCTCAACGAGTGATCTTACAGTCGAGGAATTTGCAAATTATATTCAGAACATTGAGGTCTATTTTTCAAATTTAGGTTGGTCAATGGAATGATAAAAATACAACTTACACAAGCTGAAATTATTGAAACTGCCATGTCGGGTGTTTTAAGAAGGATGCAAAGATTAAAATCAGGATATGCTTATACACATGGATTAAAGCCTGGAAGCGAATGGCAAACTATGATTGAAGGATGTTTGACTGAAAGGGCAGTTGCTAAATTTTTAAAATTACATTGGGGCGGATGTGGTCAAATAAATGATGTTGATGTGGATCATGTTGAAGTAAGATCAACTTCATACGAAAAAGGCCATTTAATTATTCATAAATCTGATGCTGATAATCGTAAATTTTATTTTATTACTGGCATTGATGGTAATTACACAATTAGAGGTTGGATTTGGGGTTATGAAGCTAAAAACGAAAAGTATTGGGGTGAATTACAACCTAACAGGCCAGCTTATAATATTCCGCAACAAGATTTGCATGACTTAAATGAATAAAGATGAGAAAAAACATTATGAAAAACTATCTCAAATTGGTTGCATTGTTTGTCGCAATCTTGGTTATGGCTATTCTGCACCACATATTCACCATATTAGACATGGCGTTGGGATTGCTCAAAAAAGTCATTGGTCTAGTGCCATACCTCTTTGCCCAATGCATCATCAAAATGGTGGATTTGGTGTGGCACTTCACGCTGGACAAAAGACATTCGAAACAAAATACGGGACAGAATCGGAACTTTTACAACAAACTTTAACAATTTTAGAAGGTCAAATATGATAAAATTAAATTATGCCTTATACGCCTGTTAGTGATAAATGTCGCGAATTAGGTTGTAACAATCTTAAAACAAGTCGATCTGCCTTTTGTAATATTCATGGTGGCGAAAAAACGCAAAAAGATAAAGACAATAGTAAGCTTTATTCTACGGCTTATTGGAAAAAACAAAGAATAGCTCAATTAAGCAAAGCGCCTTTATGTCAAGCTTGTCTTTTAGAAGGCAAGGTTGTTGAAGCGGTTGCAATTGATCATATATTTCCGCATAGGCAAGATGCGAATAAATTTAAAAATAATTTATTTCAAAGCTTATGCGTGCCACATCATACTTTAAAGACACAAGAAGAAAATGACGGAAAATACTTATATTATTCACCTAACGGACTAATTACTTATACAGACGCAGACTATGGCCAAGCTCTTAACAAAACAGAATCTGCGCAAAATCTATAGGATGCTTTCCTTACTTCCGCCGTTTAATGAATGGCACTTGCCGGCGGCTCACAAAGTTACATTCGAAGTAGTATCAAACACCGAAGCTTTTGGATGGTTTATAAACGATCCGCCAAGAATACAAATTGATAGATCATGCGATGATTGGAATAAAATAACTCATACTATGATGCATGAGATGATTCATTGCTTTTTATGGTATTCAGGTCACAATGATTTTGATGCGCATGAATCAAAGTTTAAAAAATACGCTAAAATAGTTTGTAATATACATAATTTAAACGAAGAGGAATTTTGATGGAAGTTTTAAACAAGGTTACAGTATTTATATTGTCGCTTATCATTGGTGGCTTATTAGCTATTATTTCTGATCAAGTATTAGCGGCTGATACTAATATTACGACAAACAATAAAGGAATGCCTGTTCCTTCAGCTATTGCTCCATCTATTTCAACTATGAATCCCAAGATATGTAAAACAGGTGTATCAGGCGGTGCTAATACAGGTGTTGTTTCTATTAGCGGTGGATTTACAGTAGAAGATGAGAATTGCGCAAGAATAGTTAAAGTTGAAGCTCTATCTAATTTAGGATTAAAAGTAAGTGGCGTTAGTTTAATGTGTCAGGATTTAGCCACATGGGAAGCAATGGAAATGGCAGGCAGTCCATGTCCTTTTGGTGGCTCATTAGGCGATGCGGCTAGACGCGCTTGGTTTAAAAAATATCCTGAAAGATTCTATAATTTATATGGCTCAAATTTTAAGCTTCCTGATCCTGCTTCTAACGCTGATAAGCAGTAACGCTTATGCTTGGTATTGCACTTATGTTCCTGATCGCAATGGATACATAACAAATTTACAATGCTATGATATAGATAATGCAACTGCGCTAACAGGATATTGGTGTCCATATTATCCTAATGATCCAATATGCGCACCTTATATTCAACCTGCTTGCACAGACGCTACAGAAACTAGAACTTTATCATGCCCTGTTCATTATTCAGGTGCATTAAATCAAGTTAGGTATTATACTTGTAGCAATAGTAATTGGTCGGCTTGGCAAGATGCATCTAATAATTGCATTGCTGATTCGCCTACTTGTATTTCATCAACTGAAACGAGAACTTTATCATGCGCGAGTGGATACGAAGGATTAGTAACAGAATTGAGAGCTTCTCAATGTTCCGATCCGTATGGTTTGCCAACTTGGACAACTTGGTCGGAAATATCCAATACTTGCAAGATGACATTGGACAATCAGAACAATGTAACAAGTCCTGTGAGTGTAGTAAGCCCTGTCAATCCGAACGGGATACTCAACACAAGTGTTACGCCCACGATAACAGAATCTGTAATTGCACAGGCAGAACCTGTTCAAACATTTAGCAATGCATTAACTAGCACTACAACTGAAGTTAAAGCAGAGCCTAAAAAAGAAGATAATAAATCAGAAAACAAAAAAGACATTGAAATTGTTCCCGGATTGGGAATAGTTTTAAGTATGGCTTTATTGCAAAGCCCAAATAATTTAGTTCAACCTTCTATGGTTGATTCTTACAATTTAGAGCAGGAAAATCATTATGGACTTCAACAAGGAATTTATATGGGGCTTATCGCTGAAACAACTGTTTTGGATAGGTGGAACTTTGCTATCGGTCGTAGGGCCAATAGTTTTTACAGGAATTACAACTTACAACAAAATGGTTTCGGTAATTGAATCATATGATGAAAGTAAAGTTAAAGAATTAGAGTTTAGAATTAATGCACAAGAAACAAGAACACTCAAAGCAATTGAATTAGCGTATGAAGCTAATGGATCAGCAAGAGAAACAAGTGCATTAGCTCGCGGATCACAAAGAGAAGTTGATGCGGCTTTATCAAGCGTTCGATCAGAGGTTAAAGCGCAAGTAGAAGGATTAAATCAACAAATGAAAGCTTTAAATAAAGCTATGACTAACCCAATAGGAAATTAATATGCTAACCCTTATATCATCATTATTATCATTCTTTAGTGGCGGATTGCCAAACATCCTTAACTTTTTTCAGGATCGCTCTGATAAAAAGCATGAGATGGACATGGCTCGATTACAAACAGAACGAGAACTGCAAATGGCAGAGCGTGGATTTGTAGCACAAGCAAAGGTTGAGGAAATACATTTAGAACAAGCACAAGTAGAAGCTCAAGCACAAGAGCGCAATGCTTTATATAACCATGATATTGAAATATCTAAAGGCGCATCTAAATGGGTTGTTAATATTCGCGCATTAGTAAGACCTATTATCACTTATGGTTTATTTAGCTTACTTGTATTTGTAGAAGTATTTGGTTTCTTTTATGCTATTCGCACAGGTGTTGATTTCCAAATTGCTATGAATTTATTATGGGATGATGAAACACAAATTATATGGGCTTCAGTTGTTTCATTTTGGTTTGGCACTCAAGCATTTAAAAAATGAAGATATGCGATAAAGGTTTAGCAATCATAAAAAAATATGAGGGCTTTTATAGTAGGCCCTATTTGTGTCCGGCTTTGCTTTATACGATTGGTTACGGCCATGTCTTATATCCCGAACAGGCACGATTGCCATTAGCACAAAGAAAAGCATATTCACTAAAAGCAGAACATAACAGAGTATGGAGTAAAGAGGAAATAAATGATTTACTTGTTAAAGATATTGCACGATTTGAAAGAGGAGTTACTATGTTATTCCCTGTGTCTTATCGATTCACTCAAGGAATGTTTAGCGCTTTATGCTCATTCGCTTTCAATGGTGGCATTGGGTTATTGCAAAGGAGTAGTGTTCGTTCTGCTTTGTTACGCGGTGATAAAGATATGGCAGGCCAAGCATTATTGAAATATAATCGTGGCGGTGGTAAAGTGTTAAACGGATTAGTTAAGCGTAGGCAAGATGAATATAATTTATTAATGACATAGGATAAGACATGAATAGAACAGAGATATTACAAAAGGCTAATGAGATTATATGTAAGGACAGGCAAGCAACGCATGGTGAAGCAGAGGAAAGTTTTGCCGATATTGCAAACTTATGGTCAGCTTACTTACACCGAGAGATTAACCCAAGAGATGTAGCAATGATGATGGTTATGCTAAA